GGAGGTGTGGCAGGAAGTCATTGCCGGCTCGGTGACTGTTCGCAAGGAGCGCATCAACCCGCAGTGGGCCCGGCGAGTGATCTCCGCGCACCCGCAGGTGTTCTACCAAGATATGCCCGAGTATGCGGCCCTGTACTACGACAAGATCGACCAGTTGGCCGAGGCGCTGCAGGCCGAGATTGAAACGGATGACGAGTGCCTGAACCGCGACAATCCTGAAGAGGATCGTGAGCACAACAGCCTGCACTACGCCAACGTCATCTTCTCCTGGCAGAAGCTGTTCCTGTCCTGGGAACTCGACTGGGACTGCACCAGTACCGATGCAGCGATCGAACTCGCGGCCATCATCGAGGTCCACAAGATGGTCTTCGGCGATGTCGGTCTGATCACCGTGCTCGACCAGATCAACTTCGTGTTCACCGAGTCACTCCAAGAGCAGTTGTTCCTCGAGCTCGAGGAGCTGAAGTCAAGCTGGATCCCCGATGAGTGAGGACACTCGTGAAGCAGTGGAGCTACCGAACATGGGTGATGCTGCTTTCGGTGCTCTCATGGATGCGCTGGTTCCGGACGAGACGGGAACTGAATCGCCGGCGCCAGTGGGAGCTGCAGGTGCAGCAGGAACTCCGGCTCCGACAGGAGATGCGAATGGCTCTGCTGGAGGCGCTGACGCCACTGGCGGAAGCACTGCACCGGCTGGACTCCCGACAGCAGGAGACCCATCTACGCTTGGCCAATCTGGGGCAGCAACTCCTCCAGGTCCAGGCGGAGAACAGGCAACTGGAGGAGTTGCTGACGGAGGTGCTGCAGGGCCAGCAGCCGACGGCGGACCAACAGATCTTCCCGCGGATTGGACCGCATCTGCCGACGAGTACCTTCCTAAGCTCGGGCAGTTGAGCACCCAGCTCGAAGAAGCCATCGACACCCAGTTGAAGCAGCAGGCCTTCACAGCGACGAGGCAGGAATATGAGAACTACTTCAAGGCGCTCGAGACTCATCCTCGCCTGTTGGTTGGAACCCAGGTTCCCGCCATTGGCAAGGAAGGGATGGAGACTCTTCGTGACAGCAACGACGCCAAGGAGTGGCAAGAGGCCGTTCGTGACCTGCTGATCGAGGAGGTCAACGAAGGAGCCCGCACTCTCGCAGAGAGCGCAGCCCCTCAGATCCAACTGCTGCACGCCTCGATCGATCTGTTCAAGAACAACAAGGATCTGATTCCCGGGACCAGGACGTTCAACAAGCAGCTCGCCGACGACTTCGCCAAACTCGCCACCCCGTACGAGGTGCGGCAGGACGGCAAGCTGCGGGGCTACAGCATTCCGGTGCAACCCATCATCGACAATCTGCGCGCTCAACAGGAGGCCAGGACACAAGCGGCCGGGACAAGCCCGGCCACGCAGCAGGAACGCCCTGGTACTGCTGCGCCTCCTGCGGCTGCTCCCTCCCGTGCTGAGCAGCCGCAGGCAGGTATCCCGTCCAAGGCAGGGGCCAGCAGCGAACGAGAGGATTTCTCAACGTTGTTCGGCACAATAGGATTGCCGAACCTGCAGATCTGAAGGGATCAGACCATGACCACCACACCACACGACGCCACCACGTACACCAGTCCGGCCCAGGCAAGTCCTGCCGAGACCAAGGCCATGATCCTCGCTGAGGTCCAGACCAACAGGGATGATCACAAGCGCGAGTTCAAGACAGCAGTGGACATGTACCGTGCTCGGGTTGGTATTGCTGATCCGATCCCGGCTGGGTACCCCGGGCCGACGGCGACCGTCAACTCCATCAAGGAGTGGGTGGCCGGTACCGTCGACTACGAGGCGTGGCAGAACGAGGTCGAGACCAACGCAACCCCGGTTGGCACGGAAGAACTCAACCGTGCTCAGTACGCCTACGCCCAGGAGCTGGCCAACCAGAACCGGGTCACCCTGCTGAACTGGTTGGAGCAGATCCCCGGCGTCGAGGGGTAGCCGGTGACGACTTTCCCGGTCTACTACAAGCCGAGGCCGTATCAGCAGGAGCTCCACAGGATGTGGCGATCCAAGCGGTACGGGATCGCGGTGCTACCCCGGCAGACCGGGAAAGACGTGGCCGCCTCGATGGAGCAGTGCGATGCTCGACTGCGCACCGCCAAGACCACCGGGGTATACATTTCCCTGTCGAATCCTATGATCCGCGACATTCTCTGGGACAAGACATACATTGACCCTGAGTCCGGAGACTACATCCGTGGGCTGCAGGACAACGTGCCCCCCGAGACGGTGGACTGGAAGGGCACCGTGATGGAGGGCCGGTTCACCAACCACAGCCGGCTGAAGTTGCAGGGCTACTTCCAGTCCGGCCAGGACAAGGCCGGTGTCGGCACATCGTTTCAGGACTACACGATCACCGAGCTGGCGCTGTTCACCCGAGAAGATCCCATCCCGCGGCTGACACCCATCCTCGAGAACCGAGCTGAGAACAAGCGGCTGATGGTGGTGAGCACGCCACGAGGGAAGCGACGCAACCCGCTGTGGCAGTTGATGGAATCGATGAAAGGCAATCCCGAGGCCCAGGTCATCATCCGTGACATCGATGACTTGAACACGATCATGAAGCGTGAAGGCCTCCCGCCGGTTCTGACACAAGAGGAACTGGATCGGATCCGGGACACGTACCTGAAGCGGTTCGGGAACGACCGCATGTTCGAGCAGGAATACTACTGCTCGTTCGAGGAGATGGATGCGGCGGCCGTGTACGGCGAGGCGTACATGAAGCTGGAGTCAGAGAGCCGCATCTACGACTTCAACCTCAACCAGGGTCACCCGGTCTACGTGGCCTTCGACATCGGCTCCTCAGGTGTCCAGTCGGACGCCACTAGTTGGATCGCGTTCCAGTGGATCAACGGGCGACTGTTCATCTACGACTGTGACGAGGGCCACGGCAAGGCACTGCCGGAGTACGTGGACGTGCTGCAGTCCAAGCACTACTTCAACCGGATCGGCGCCCTCATCCTGCCGTGGGACGGCGAGCACCACGAGAAAGCGGTGAACACCACGCCGGCCGACATGATGAGACTGCGGTTCCCCAACGTCGCAGTCCTGGCCAAGAGCAACAAGGTGTGGAAGATCCCCGGCTCACGAGCAGGTGACTACTCTCTGATCACCGACATCCAGCAGACCCGGATGATGCTGTACAACACGGTGATCCACAAGTCCAACTGCGAGTGGCTGCTCGAGTGCTTGGAGAACTACAAGTACGAGTTCAACACCCGGCTGCAGATGTGGACACAGCAACCGCTGCACGACAAGCACAGTCACATGATGGACGCGCTGCGCTACGCGGTGCAGGCCGTGAAGGAGTTGGACTTCTTCAACGGTCAGTTCTTCGACAACGCAGGGCAGCGGTCAACATCGAAGTCCTATGAGGAGGACTGGTCGGAGGTGTGGACGTGAAGATCGTGACGATCCGTCAGGCCATGCAGTACGTGGCCGACAACGCGGAGATGCCGAGCGACGACTTGATCTCGTTGCCAGTGCATGAGCTGGTGGCGCGCACGCTGTTCGAGATAGCCAACAGCCCCTCGCAGCAGAACCCGAAGTCGATGAGGAATGCGAACGTCGCTCGGGACATCATCTTGAAGCGACTCGTTGGCCGGCGTAAGCCAGGCTCACACCCCGCCACCAAGCGGAAGGTCGCCATCAAGTTCGAGGATCTGACAGGAGGGGAGATCGGATCATGAGTAGAGACCTCGTACCCGTCCGACGCTGGCGCAAGGAGATACCCCAGGAACACAGGGCTTCCCTCGATACACGGCTGCTGTGGTTGTGGCACCAGCGGTTCGGCACTGTGCAGACCATCTACAACGAGTCGCCCGACATCCTCGACAAGACCGCGGCCACGCTGATTCTCCAGGCGATCCTCGCCCGAGACCTCAATTCCATTCAGCAGCTGCTCGAGCGCATCGAGGGTGGCTCCCGCTTTGATGACGAGATCATCGACGACGAGGCTGTACGAATCTGACCCCACGCTCTCTCCACCATTTGTCCTGCCAGGGCTGGGCCTCCGGCCGCAGGCACACCGAGCAGGCGCAGGGCCGGCCCAACCCCATGTGGTCGTAGGCGTCTGTGTCCGGTCTGGTCTCCGGCTGCAGCCTCAGATCATCAGGGAGTAGGTCCAGCGGCAGGAACCACTGGTCGTGGAAACGCACGGCGCGCGGGTCGTCCGGCTTGTGCTTGTCCCGCTTGCGCTGCTCCTTCGGCACCGGCTTGTACCTGGTGTAGTTCGAGTAGATCCGGGTGCCGTCCTCAAGGATCCGGATCGGCCCGCTCATGGGTACAGCACACCCTCGGTGTACTCGAACCACAGAGTCAGGGTCATCGGCCGGTGCCGGCGGATGTAGTACCCGGGTCGAACCCGGTAGGTCCTCGGCACCTTCTTGCCACAGATGTAGGTCATGTACGGCTTGCCGAAGTACCACTCGAGAACCCTGTTCAGTTTGCGCAGATCGCTGCGCCAGGTCTGCCCGCGCTCCGGTGCCTTCTCCTTCGTGAGTTTCGACAGCTCGGTGATCGACATGCCAGTGGCCCACTCGTAGATCATGATGGCCGACACTCGGTGTCCGTGCTCGGGAGACAGGTTGCGCAGGAACTTGCGCACCTCCCGTTCCCACGCGACAAGGTGGGGGTTCTCTCTGACCAGGTACTTGTCTTTCGTGAGGGGCATCTTCCCCCTCAATTCATCCGCAAGTACCAACTGGTCGACACGCTCGGACTGGCGTGCGTCGGCCGCGTCTGAAGGAACCCGACGCTCTTCAAAACCCTCTCCACTGAAACGCTTCTTCAACTCTTTCTCTGCGTCGCTCAGATACGACGGAGAGTCCAGTAGTCCCATTTCACACCCCACAAAAAATTAGTTTTCTCAGCATAGCTGAGATCTTAGCCCGAGAAAAAAAAGAGAGAGTGCCACCCCGTCAAGGGTGGCACTCTCTTCTTCACTGTCAGCTTTCGTCAGGCTGCCACGTGATTGCTGTCGCATCGAGTTGCTGCATACGCTTTCGCATCATCTCCCTCTCACCGAGTGAGACCTTGTCGAACTCGTACGGTTCTTCGGTCGGGCAGACTTCAGCACCCAACCCCGCGTAACCCGCGGCATCAGTCCAGTTGTCCCGCTTGTGCGGAGACTCCTTCAACCGTGCCACTTTCAGCAGGATCATCATGGCGGCGACGTCGTGGGCGCTGAACGTCACGCCCTTGTACGCCGACCACATGGTTGCAGTGTCCTCGAAGTTCGGACGGGGATCACCGTAGTCCTTGTTGCGATCGCCACAGGTGAGACTGATCGCTTCCTCGAGAACCTCTTGACGGACTGGCTTGTCAGTCATGTTAGCCTTCCTTTCGTACTTGC